GAAGTTCTGGGGCATTAATTTCAGTAGAATTGCGTAGAAATATATCGTGGTTACCCACAATCATATGAACCTCATATTTTCTAAGAGGTTCCAATACAACTCTTCTGGTCCAATCCAATCCCCAAAAATCAATACTTTTACGATTATCAAAAGCATCACCCATATGAATGACTGTCTTTATCCCGTGTTCTTCTAGAGCAGGGAAGAAAACATTATCGTAAAACAATTGAAAATAGTCGTGAAGATTTCTTGAAGATTTTCTGGCGCTCCAGTGGGTGTCCGTCAGAATTCCGATGAGCATAGGGATTTTTAACTATATTTCAAGTGTAGCACGGCAGACTCCAAAAGTCAAGGTCATCGGTTGTTGTTTCTGTATTGAATATTATCTTTCATACTGTTGTATTCACTATTGTTCCCAGAAAGCAAGTTAGAATCAATTACCATAACTTCATCAAAACCGGTTCTCTCAATAATTTTATTCTTAATTTCAAGTTGCTTCTTTTCTTTTTGAATTCTTCTGAGAAATGCAAAGTGAATAATCTGAGTAAAATATGCAAAAGGATTCTGAGATCTTTCTGGATTGAAATTATGAATGTATTGAACACAATTCTCAATACCATCGGAAATCATATCCTCACGAAACATATAATTAACAAAGTTTGGTTTATAGGATAAATGAGTAGCAATCTTTAAAAAGCATTCGCCCAGATAGTTGGGAATTCTTGGTTTTCCTTCCCAAGGTCCAGACTTTGGTGGTACTGTATCATATTTCTCAATGAACAGTTCTCGTGCTTTATCAACTTTACTACGATACACTATCATTGCTTCTAACAACTCTTTATTGTTTACATAATGCTCTGATTTCTTTTTTGCCATGGTGAACCCATTTACCTATTAATAAGTTAAGTTTATTATAGCACACATTAAGGGGGCTTGACAACTATCAAAATATTGTATAGACTATGTTTGTCCCGGTTGAAGATAAGTTCTAGCTTTCTTTAAGACCTTTATATAACTCTTCAAGTTTATTACGAGCATCTTCTACTGAAGATACATATCCCATCTCATTTGATACTTTTACTTCTCCCGATGGTTTATAGACATCTACACTGTCATCATCATTTAAGTACTTATGATATATATCGATAATTTTCTTATCTGTAGTTTCAGTCATTGTAATTACTTTATCAAGTTTAATCATAAAAAAATCATCTTTGGATAATTCCATCCAGGGTTTTATCTTTATATAAGAACCCATCTGCTGTTCTATCATTTTCATAACAACTGGATTTTGAAGCACTATAATAGGGTCACCATCATTCTCGTCTATCATAATAAGTGATAATATTTCTTCCCCAGACACTAGTTTTAGAATACAATAAAAATCTTCTCCCATTAGTTCTTTAGTGGTATGTTAACAATTTCATAATTAAAGTTTTCCTCATTATAAATTTTAATTCTTTCGATTAAGTGATTGAGTGTGTAGTTTTTTCTTGACTTATAACTGATATCATCGGCAATATCATATAGAGTTGCTTTTACTTTGTTTTCACCTTTTCGGAGTACTCTGCCGATAGATTGGAGATTTCTAATTCTCGATTTCGATGGTGACGCAAACACAACATTATGTAGATTACGAATATTGATACCGGTAGAAAAAGTCCCATAGGATGCCACGATGATTGCGTTTGATTCCTTTTCGGTTATTTCACGAACTCTTTCTCTTTCGTCAGTTTCTACACCACCGTGAATAAAGAAAACCTGACGATCACCAACCTTGCTACTATTTATTAACTCATATAAAGGCTGTCCGTGGGTTTCTACTCTTGAAAATAGTACAAGAGTGTTACCTTTCAAATCTAATGTGAGATTTTTGATAAAGTTATTTCGTTTCTGATGATTGATAATATATTGAATTTCATCTTCAAATATTTCAAATCTGTTCGGTGGGTGTTTTAATAGAAGTATTTTGATATCCAATTTAGCCAGATGACCTTTCTTCATCAGTTCATCTGTATTAATAATCTTATAAGAAGGTCCAAATAATCCTTCTAAAACCCACTTGTTAGTTTGACTTCCATCTAAGGTTCCGGTAAAACCAAAACGATATTTCGCATCACAAAGTTTCGTCATTATAGATATTAATGACTTGGACTTAAATTGGTGTGCCTCATCTCCTATGACTACATTAAATCTTGCAAAATACTGCTTGGGCAATTTGTAAATGCTTTGCCAGGTAGTAATAATGACTTGAGAATCAGTTTCTCTTTCCTTTCCTGCGTAGATCTTGTGGCAAAATGAACCAACATCCCATCCATAATCTTCAAAATCTTTATACATTTGTTCTACAAGGGAAGTCGTCGGCACAACTATCAGAATATTTTGTTGCTTCTCAACGTAATATCTCACAACAGAATATATCATCAACGACTTTCCAGAAGCAGTTGGAGATATCAATAATTTTCGATTATGTCTTAAAGCGTCGTATACTCCCTCAACTTGGTAATCGCGTGGGGCGTGTCTACTAATAGCCGTCATATAATCTTTCACACCTTCCTTTGAGATGCCGTCATTTATCTCAAAGGGAAGTCCATAGAACTTATTATTTGTGAACTCATAAGTATAATTGTGGTCCTTACAGAACTGAATTACCCTATCTAAAAGACCAACATAGATTTCTTTTGTGTCAATACTGAACAGATAAATGAATCCGTCCCACCACTTATTCTTATAAGCAGGGGAAAACTTTGCGTTTGGAACTTCAAATTGAAAAGTATCTTTCAACTCATAGTAGATATGAGGTTCTGCCTCTATTTGCAGATAGACCTCATTCTTTTTTGATATCACCAAATGAGACATTCATAAAGTATCAGTTATGAGTATTTATTTCACATTTACAAACCTAATGTTATGAATTCATAGTGTCATCAACTTTTTTATCATAAGAGGCAGACATTCTCTCCGCCGCTCCAGTATTTTTTGGTTTAGGTCTTCTTAAATGACTTAATAATCTTGCAGCTCTAGATTCTTTTCCAGATCTAAGTAAATCAGTTTCTCTATCTATATTTTTACCTAATTTATCCCCTCTTTTTAGAGCATCTTGTTTTGCTTGAGTTCTAGTGAGTCCATATCCAGATTCTCCGGGTTCAGGTCTTTTATTTTTCTTTGATGCATTGGGACCTAATGGTTCTGGTTTAACATTAGACAAAGTGTGTCCAGGATCCTCTGGTGTGGGTTCATCTGGTTGGAGTGGTTGCTTATGTCCCAAACTTTGTCTAACACCTGTTGCACTTTGAATTCTTTTTCCTCTTTTTATTACCTTTTTAATTCCAGTTTCTTCTGTATCTTTTGCCAAAGACGCCCTTTCATCATCACCTCCCGCTGCACTGCGGAGTTCATCTTGCGAAAGCTCTGTTTCTTTCTCTGCTTTACTTCTTTTTTGTCCCGATTCATTTCTGGAAGATACAGTACTGACCGCCCACACTGGAGATTGACCTTGACGTGCCTTGTTCCTCATTTCATATTCTATATCATTAAAGGTTTTTCTTGCAGGACCTTTTCCTGCTGTCCTATCTCTTTGCCACTGTCTATATTCATCATCAGCAATTCCATAGTTATTTTTTGCTTCTAAAATAAATTGCAGAAACGTTTTCATCAGGTTTTATTTTTATTTAGTTATAACCTGCCGTGAACTTATGCCAGTCTATAGCGTTCTTGATGGAGTAATTACGATTAGAAATCATCTTAATGACTTCCTCAAGAAACTTAAGCATAACATCATAATATCTAATCTTTAAATCAATCTTAGATAGTCTCTCATCGGCACTCATATACCTCTCTATGGCATCCTTTTCCCTTACCTTATACGGAAATGGATCTTCTACATAGACCTCTGCTGGTGCCTTTCCTGTGTAGTAGTTATAGCGTTCTAGACGTACTCTATTGTAGGTTTCCCTTGCCTTCTCACGAAGAAGAGTAATTGTATTATAGATGGTATAATATTTGGAGTGTAGTTGTGGGATTTTTAGTGATTCATCGTGTAGGTTATCAGGGTCAATGACAGAATCTCTCTGCCACATTTCCTGAATTTCATCAAGATTCATGTAGGGGATAATGGGTAAAGTGGTTTGTTATGTGTATCCAGTATATCATAGATTGTGTATTTGAAGACGACTTCTGCTGTAAGATAATTGATATCGGTATCGGTTGCGGTAAATTCCAATGAAGTCAATGACAATGGCCAAAGGTCTAAAAATTTAACAACCGCAACATCTCTATAGTTACTATTTAAAACTCTAAGAGAACCATCGCTGAATGCTTTTTTCGTATCTCTTATTCCGTCATCACTTTTAAGAAGATCTCCATATTCCTTAAGGCTTCCTGATCCACCAAGAGCAGTAATCCAATTGTGAATAGCCATATAATTTTCCATATCCTCATCAACAAGAAATCTTAAATTAAAATCACCAAATGTCATTGCTGTTCCTGGAACTGGAATATCATTTAGGTAGTTTGGCTGTATTGCCAGACTCATACTTATTTCTGGAATTCTGACAGAATTGGCAAAAAATGAAACCTTTGGATATCTTGCCAAAGTAAATTTAAATCCTACTGGAGATAAAAAATTTCTATTGCCAATTTGATTGGAAAGTGGATTCGATGCCATATTAATGTTTCCCGTATATTACAAACGGCATTTTTAATATTTAGATAAAAAAAAGACCCCCTTGTGGGAGGTCTGAGAAGATATGTGAATCGAGATCACATAAGGTTTTCAATACGGACTCTTCTGTAGTAACGGTTGGTGTTAGTACTAAGAGTACCGCTGCCAACAGTGGTTCCTTGTGAGAATGGATTCTCAACAAGACCGTATCTGGTCTTGAATCCGATTTTAGGTTGGAATGTGTTCTCACCAACTGCACGAACCATCTGTAGAGGAACGTAAGGGCAATAGAATAGGCCAGCATCATAGGGGGAAGAACCCTTATAACCAACAACATAGTATTGACTATTGGAAACGTTCGCCGCATATGGGTCAATATAGACCTTATACTTGCCTTGAAGAACACCAGCGAAGGTGTTGCCAGTGTCATCAACATTAAAATTAGCGTTGAGTGCTGGGGTGTAATCAAGAACACCTGCCATGGTGAGTGCCGAAGCAACGTCAGCAGAACAGAGGATCATATTACCCTTTCCTCTACGAGTTCTTTGTGCGATTGCGTTAGCATCGCGCTCGATTTGGAAGATAAGTCCCTTGAACTTCTCAACTGACCAACGACCATTGGAATCAACGTCAAGGTCAAAAGTACCGGCAGTAGCAACGTTAGTCTGAGCACCAGACTCAGCAACCTTATAGATGCTACGAATAACTTCGCGGTTGATTTCAGCAAGAATCTCTGTTGAGAGAATGTTTGCCAATTCCGCTTCAGCATTCAGACCGTGGATTGCCTTAAGGTCTTGAGCGAGCTCAAGTGAATACTCAGCTTTCAGAGCACGTGACTTTGCAGTAACGGTGACTTTCTCGATTGAGAATGCCATTTCGTTGAATGCGCCAGTGTCACCACCAAGGAATTCACCCTCGTCGGTTCTCATACCTTCGCCTACGCTGTAGGTGTTGTATGCCTGTGAACCTTGTGGGTTAAGGAGACTTGGGTTGGTGCCTTGCTGAGCAGTAGTACCAAGACCAACAGCTCCGTTAACGAATCCACTGGTTTGGTTTAATCCTGCGCTTTGACCAGAGAATGCTGTATCTGCTTCGTTGAAGAATGCTTCAGTACCAGTCTGTGACTTGTAACGTGAACGCATTGCGAAGATAAGTCCAGTAGGACCGTTCATTGGTTGAACGCCAGCTAGGTCATAAGCGACCAAGTTGGGCATTGAACGTCTGATCAATGAAATTAGAACTGGATCAAAACCAGCTGCTGGTGAAGATGCCGAACCACTGAAACCGGCGTTACCAGAGTTGCTGGTAGTTGAGTTTGTGATTGGTGTTTCTGAAAGGAACTCACGCTCTTCGCGGAGTGCTCTTTCTTGGTTTTCCAGGAGAACTGCGGTAACCATTCTACGATGAGAATCTCTGATCGTATCCATTCCTTGATAGTCAAGGATTGGTGCCCATTTCTCCTGCAAATGTTCTGCATTGAACCCTTGCATTTGTTTTTCCTCTTTAAAGTGTTGTTTGTTAGTTTGATTTTTATAATTAAAAAATCACTTTTTAGAAACTCTCTGAAGCGTCTGAAGATATCTGCCCATTACGCCTTCAACAATTACGTTGTTGCCGTAATCAATTTCTTCAGAAAGATTTTCAGAAACGGTTCTTTGAGTACCAGTTGTTCTGATTGGGAAATAAGATTCTCTCAGAGTTACCAGTTTCTCACGATAGTTATCTTCACCATCAAACCCAACATTTTCGGAAAGAGCAGCGAGTTTGTCCTTTTGAGAAAGTGCAAGACCCTCAGAAACCTCAGCAAAAATTACATCGGTAACTGACTCGGCTAATCTTCTATTCAGAGCAACATTTTTTTCAATTTGCTCGTTGAGTTTTGTCTCCATTTCATCAAGTTTATCTACCATACTCTCGATTACATCATATCTTTCTTCAGGGATTGTTACATAATGATCTTCAAAAAGACCTCTCATTCCTTGGAGGAATGATTCGGTCATCTCAGTCTTAAGACCGTGCTCAATTGTGAGTGCATTTTCATCAACCCACTCATCAGCAGCATACTCAAGATAAGCATCAACTCTCTCTACAAGTTCTGCTTTGATTTCTTGAACTTCCTCTACAAGTGCAACTTCATATGCTGCTTGCAGTTCTTCTTTGATTTCTGCAACCTTAGATCTGATTGCAGCCTCAAAGATGGTACGTGCTTTCTCTTGGAATTCCTCAGAAAGATCCTCACCAGCAAGAAGGGCATTGACATCTTCTTCGATATCAAACTCTTCCTTCATTTCATCTTCGTCATCATCTTCTGCTTCTTCCTTTCCACCCTTTTTCTTTTTCTTGGGGGTTTCTTCCTCTTCATCCTCATCTTCTTCCATTGCTTCGGAAACTTCCTCCTCGGCAATGAGGTTCTCTTCATCTTCCTCAGACTCTTCTGCCATTTTCTTCATTGCATCAGCTTTAGCAGCCTTAGCATTAACTACATCTTTAACTTGTGCAAGAGTAGCAGCAGGATCTTTGAGTTTTGCTGAATCGTCATCGGGACGATAGTTATCTGTTGTAGGACCACCTAAGTCTTCCCAACTTCCAGTTTGCCCAGGAGCAATTCCAGTGGACAACTTTGGCATTGGTTCAGCTTTAGCAGCGCCTT